TTGATTCTTTCGGGTATGGTCGTATTGCTGTAAGTCAAGCTACTCCTCTTAATACAACGGGAAATGCTACCGTCACTGGTATCAAACTCCCGTTGTTAAGCGGTGGTCTGACAAATGCTAATGCAACAGTTGGTTCTGGTGGCGTTATCGTGCGTAGAGTTACTGTAAACAATCCTATTGGCAATATCTCCAATGTGATTATTTCGGTAACCACAAGCGCTGATGGCAACATCTCCAATGCTGTAGTAGCAAATACAACTCTTAGCAACTTGACTGGTCCTGGTACATACCAAGACTTGACTATTGCAAGTCCGTATAACAGCAGTTCTGCTATTACTGGTTTTACAACCCAAGCCTTATTCGTTAATGTGAACACTGGTAGCGGTAATGTCGCTAACACTGCAAGCATTATGGTTTATGGCGATGTAGTGAGTTTCTAAATGTCAAATGTCTTTGTAACCAACAATTCTGAGAAAAAACTAACTGACGGTTACGGTGGCGTCTTTTATGAGTTTAAAAAAGGCGAAACTGTAGAGATCCCAGAGAATGTTGCTCGTCATATTTTTGGTTATGGAGATCCTGACAAAGAACCTTATTTGGCACGGTTAGGCTGGGTCATCTCCCGCAATGATTTGGACAAGGGTTTAGAAATCCTTAGCCAATGGGAGATCTCCACCGAACCTCCTTCAAAGAACCAATCGTTATCCCCGTTGGTGGAAAGAGTACCCCTCCCCTCTGCAAAGAAGGGTGGGGGAAAAGTCCTTAAGGCGGTAGCATGAACTATGGATCGTAAATGGCAACCTTATCGAGCTACATCACCCAGGTTCGTAGATTGCTCCACGATGCTAATGGAAACTTTTACACTGACCAACAGTTAACAGATTACATTAACGAAGCACGGGAGCGAACAGTACGAGATACAGGCGCTTTGCGTGAAGTAATCGTTACGCAAGTACCTTGTCAGGTCGCACCAACAGCTACAGTAAATGGCGCATCACCAGCTTACCCAACACAGTGGGTGGCTAATACTGCCGTCACTTCTGGGCAGTTTGTATTTAGTAATATTTATATTTATCAATATGTTACGAGTGGTACTTCAGGGTCTTCTGCTCCTCCATACCCTCAAGCAACACAAAACAATTACAACAACTATCCTCCTAGCACACCCTTTGCAGATGGCACAGCGTCTTTGCAATATGTCGGTAATGCGGAGAATATTTCGTATGCAGCGTTAACTAATTTAGTCGGATCTAGCCCACTTACGCCTAGTTCTGGCAACACAATTTTAGATATTATCAATATCAACCTGTACTGGGGAAACACCCGTGTACCGCTTGATTATTTACCCTGGTCAGATTTCAACGCTAGATTGCGTTTTTGGCAAAACTACATCGGCAGACCATTGTGCTTTAGCATTTATGGTCAAGGACAGATTTATATAGGACCAGTACCCGATCAGGTGTACCAATTAGAGATTGATTGCGTGGTATTGCCTAATCCGTTGTCATTATCTGCATCTACCACGACAGATACGATCACCGATCCTTACTTTACCCCTGTGCAGTTTTATGCTGCCTACCTTGCTAAGTATTACGAGCAGAGTTTTGGTGAAGCAGAGATCTTCAAGCAGGAATATCAAAAACACGCTCAATCAGTACTCAATACGGTATTTACCCGTAGAGTGCCTAGCGTTTACTCAACACCATACTAAGACATGGCTGCTGCGGAACAGAAAAAATCGTATCAGGTCGTTAAGCAATTTAAAGGGCTTAACACTAAAGCTAACCGCACAGCGATTGATGAAACTGAGTTTTCATGGATTGAGAACATTCAGCCAATTGGCTATGCTAATGCCAAAGTTGTGCCTAATACCAATCCTGTCACTATTGGCAACGCTACCGTTACTTTTGCTAATACGGTTACTTATTTGACATCCATGAACATTGGTCTTTATGACTATGTAATTGCTTTTTTGCAAAATGGCGCAGCCCAGTACTATCGCATACAAGACAATAGTTTTGGTAATGTGGCTGTAGCTGGCACATTTAGTAATTCTGGCGTGGAATCTACTCAGTGGTACAACGACAGGATGTTGGTAATTGATCCCAATAAAGGGATGTTTTCATGGGATGGCAACAATACTGTCACAATTGGTGCAGTCGGTGTCATAGCGGTTACAAACCCAGGATCAGGCTACACCACAGCTCCTAGCGTAGTGATTTCAGGACCAGATCAAACAGGTGGTGTTCAGGCTAACGCTACCGCATCCCTAGTATCTGGTGGCAACACAGTAGGATCAATTAACCTGGTAGTCGGTGGTACAGGCTACACCAACGCTGCAAACCTGACTGTCACACTTAATGGTGGCGGTGGTACGGGCGCTAAAGCAGTAGCTGGAATACAGACTTTTGCTACTGGCACTGTCACAATCAATGTTGTTGACGGTGGCGCTGGATATATCAATTCAGCCAATACGGTTGTATCTATTACTGGCGGTGGCGGTACAAATGCTGCTGGTACAGCCATTATTAGCGGAAACACGGTTACACAAGTCGTAATGACTAATCCTGGCACTGGATACACCAATACAGCCAATTTAGTGGTCAGTATATCTGGTGGCGGTGCAACAACTAATGCTGTGCTATCAGGCGTGGTTAATACGCAAACCAATAGCGCTATAGCGAGCTTCTCAGGGCGTGTTTGGGTGGCAACAGGGCGAACTGTCACCTACTCTGCTGCGGGTCAATACAGCGACTTTACAAGCGTTTCAGCGGGTGCTGTGACGCTAACGGACAGTACTTTACATGGCAACATTATTCAACTGCTTTCTGCTAACAACTTTTTGTATATTTTTGGCGATGATTCCATCAATGTGTTTTCTGATGTGGTCGTTAATTCATCAGGGATAACCCTATTTACTAACACCAATGTGAGCGCATCCGTTGGTTCTAAGCGTTCTAATGCCATTTTCCCGTACTTCCGTTCCGTTCTGTTTATGAATGATTATGGCGTGTACGCACTGGTTGGTTCTACCACTTCCAAGATTTCTGATGCCTTGGATGGCATTTTTTCCAATATTGACTTTGCTAGTCCTGTTTATGCTGGACAAGTGCTGATTAACAACATTTTGTGCGCTGCATTTAATTTTAGATATTACGATGCCACTTTCACACAAAGCTATCGCTATGTGCAAGCGGTTTTTTTTGAAAAAAAATGGTTTATCACTAGCCAAGGAAATGATCTTGCCTACATGACTTATGTACCTGTAGGTGGAAAACTGACGCTATTTGGCACACGATCTAACTCGTTGTATCAGTTATATGCAAATAGCACTAGCACGATTAGTAGCATTATACAAACTGCCTTGATGCCGATGAGTGATCCGATACGGACCAAGCAAGCAACAAAAGCAGCAATTGAAGCAACAAACAGTAACACCGCAGTCACTTTGACTGCAACAATTGATACAGAATCGGTATCTGAACCATTAAATGAACTGTCTAGTTTAATTTATTGGACCAATAATAATTTTGTAACGATTGCTTGGATTAACAACGCAAGTGCCGTTGTCGGTTGGGATGCAAGTGGCTACCAACTCTTTAAGTCAGACGCTTCAAACTATGGAAAATACTTAGGACTTACAGTAACATCCAACAGTGCTGGCTTTATCTACAACGGCTTTGAATTTGAACATGAATTGAGAGTGAGGTTCTAACATGGGTGTACCCTATACATTCGCATCGGCAACAAATTCGATACCCTTATCGCAACTAGATGCCAACTTTAATACCCCAGTTACTATCGGTAGCACTACCGTAGGATTAGGGAATACCACTACTACTTTAGCGGGTTTGGCTAATGTCAGCACAACTGCTTTAACAGTTACTAATGACGCTTCTATATCAGGTCTTACTGTTGGTAAGGGTGGTACTTCTGTATCATCTAACACAGCTTTTGGTGGTAGCGCACTATCTGCAAATACAACTGGCTCTGAAAATACTGCTGTTGGTTATATTGCATTGGCACAAAATACTTCAGGTGCTGGGAATTCTGCTTTTGGTAGAGGGACTCTATATTCAAATACTACTGGCGCACTTAATACCGCATTGGGTGATAATGCTCTTTTAAACAACTCCACAGGCAACAATAATAACGCTGTTGGTCATAGCTCTTTAACAAGCAATACAACTGGTAGCAATAATGTTTCTATAGGAGAAACAGCCCTTTACTCCAACACCACCGCATCTAATAACACAGCAGTAGGTTATCAAGCTGGTTATAGTAATGCCACGGGTTCTGGGTCTTATGGAAATGCTTTTTTTGGAGCATTGGCTGGTTATAGCAACACAGGAAATGACAATACTTATATTGGCGCTTCTGCTGGTCGTTCTGCAACAAGTGGCGGTGGAAACATCGCAATTGGTTGGGGTGCGGCATATAGCGGTTCTTCTGCAAGTATTTTTAGTATTACTACTGAGTCTGACCGAATTGTTATGGGTACAAATAACAATACAAATGCCTACATAAAAATTGCATGGACTGTAACTTCAGATGCTAGAGATAAAACTGATATTGCAAACTTTCCATACGGATTAGATTTTGTAAAGGGTTTAACGCCTGTATCTTATGTTTGGGATGAACGCTCAAATTATGAAAACGGAATTCCTGACGGACGCAAAAAATCTACTAAAAAACAAGCAGGATTTTTAGCACAAGATGTAATTGCTCTTGAAATTCAACATGGCGCACAAGCAAAAAATTTGCTTATTGCCGATGACGAACAGGATGATAAATTAAAAATAACAGAAACAAAAATGATTCCTGCTTTAGTAAAAGCAATCCAAGAACTCAACACCTTAGTAACAACCCAAGCAGCGCAAATCGCCGCATTACAAGCTAAAGTAGGAGCGTAAAATGATTGAAATGACACACGAACAACAAGTAGAAAAAGACTATTCGGCTGCGATGGATAGCGTGACTTTACTCAATGCTGGCAAACCTGTTGATATGACAGATGAAGATTGGGCTGATACAGTTAAGCGTAATAAAGAGCATTTAACCATACAGTTAAATAAAGGTGCTGAGTATTATGGTTCTAATGATTTAACGCCATTTGAAGAAGCTATTGCTAAGTAATTTTTAATGACCGTAAGGGGATATAAATGGAAGATGTAACAATTAAACTGGAATTGTCTGTTAACGAAGTGAACTACATTTTGCAAATGTTAGGTGAATTACCGACCAAAACAGGTGCATGGAATTTGTTAGCAAACATTAAGAATCAGGCAGATCCACAAGTACCTGCACCAGAACAAAAGGAAGAAACCGTACAATGAGCGTATCCGCAGCCTTCACTCCGTTAGGTAACACCGTAGTGCTTACGGCTGCTACCTCAGCGCCCACAGCCGTTCAAGTCAACTCGAATAGTGCTTTTGGGGGTAATCAGTACCGCATCATCAACGCATCCACTACTCAAGGATGTTTTCTTTCGTATGCTCAAACCCAATCGGTAGCGCAGTCTAATTGCGTTATTCCTACAGGTTCAGGCGCAAACAGTACAACGACTTTGTACATTTTGCCCAATACGGATGAAATTATTACTTTTGTACCTAATGCGTGGTTTACCGCAATTACAGGAGCAAATTCAGCAACTTTGTACATAACTAACGGTGATGGGATGTAATGCTTAAAGTATCTGGCAACTTTGCGGGATCGTTAACTTATCAGAGTACTTGGAACGCAAGTACCAATAATCCTTTTCTGCAAAGCTCTGTTGGAACTAAAGGTTTTTACTATGTTGTATCTGTTGCTGGAAATACCAACCTTAATGGCATCACCACTTGGAATGTAGGTGACTGGGCGGTATTTGACGGGAATGTCTGGGAAAAAGTAGATAACAATAATGCGGTCACTTCTGTCAACGGACAGACAGGCGCAGTCGTTTTAACCGCAGCAAGTTTAGGCGCAGCGAACAATAGCACCTATATTTTGGCTGGTACAGGGCTATCTGGTGGCGGAAACCTCACAGCTAATGTAACATTAAACAATGCTGGCGTTCTTACATTTAACACCCGTACAGGGAATGTTTCTCTTTCTAGCTCTGATGTCACAACTGCTCTTGGATACACCCCAGGATCGGGGAACGGCACTGTTACTAGCGTTGCTACTGGCACTGGTCTAAGTGGCGGACCAATCACATCTTCAGGCACGATTAGCCTAGCCAATACTGCGGTCACTGCGGGAACTTATGGTAACGCCACAATCAATGGCGTATTTACAGTAGATGCACAAGGGAGAATCACAAGTGCAAGCAATGTTACGATTAGTGGCACTACTCCTGGTGGCGCTGCTGGTGGGGATCTTACTGGTACTTATCCTAATCCCAGCCTTAATACTTCAGGCGTTGTCGCTGGCACATACGGGTCTGCAACATCATCTCCTCAAATTGCTGTAGATGCCAAAGGTCGGATTACCTCCGCTTCCAATGTCACCATCACAGGTGTTTCTCCAGGAGGTACAGCAGGTGGTGATTTAACAGGTTCTTACCCTAACCCTACTTTAAATACGAGTGGTGTTACGGCAGGAATTTACGGTAATGCCTCGCAAGTATCACAAGTCACTTTTGACGCTAAAGGCAGAGCAACCTCCGCAGCCAATGTCGCAATCGCTATAGGGGTGGCTGCCGTATCAGGCGCAGTACCCAATACAGTCAATATTATTGCAGGATCAGGTTTATCAGGCGGTGGCGCACTTACAGGCAATGTCACACTGAGCGTAGCTGCCAACACTGTAAACCAGAATGTCACTGTTCAAAATAATGGCGTTGTAGTCGGTTCTGAACCGATTATTAACTTTTTACCAGGTTCAAATATTACGATTACCACCGCTAATGACACTGCGGGTACTCGTGCCAACATTACGATTGGCGTTAGCGGACTTGGCACTATGGCGTATCAAAACGCCAATAATGTTGCTATCACAGGTGGCACGATCAATGTGCAAGCAGTTAACGCAACTAGCACCACATCAGGAAACGCAACTTACGCAACCTCCAGCTTATTGCTCGTTCCCGCTGGATTTTTTCAAATTGACCTTAACGGCAC